TATAAACGCTTTGCCCGCAATGAACCCGGCACGCTCTGAGGTGGTTTCTAGTTTCTTTAGTTGCGTTAAGGCTTTAGCAAACCCGGTACCGTCAAGGCTCGAAATAATCGGTATGTTAATTGCCACGGTTAAAACCTAATTTCATATTTGTGCGCCGGGCAACGTCGTTAATTACTAATTCTACTTTGGCTTCTACTGCTTCACGGTTATTAGTAACTGCTTTGTCAATGGCTCGAGGCTGGCCGCCTACGTCAGATTGTGCTTCTAAGTTTGTAACAAACATGCCCTGCGTGTTGCGCCCGGCATGGTCATAGATCGCGCCAGCTGCGTTGGCCTGTTGGATAACCATTAACTGGTAAGGCTTACTGCCATATACCACCTGCTCGGTATGGGTTACCACACCGTCTGTAGTGCGGTTGTAGTTCACGTAGCGCTCTTTGCTGGCGCGTACACCTACTTTTACCTTAAAGCCTTTTTTAACGGCGTCTGTACGCCATTGGGTGTTACGGCCTTTAATAAGGTTGCCGCGGCGCATACCGCTTAACGGCTCGCCTGTGCCTTTGCTGTTATCAAAATGGGAAACCATGCTGCGAGCCTCAGCAATAATAACCTCACCGGTGCTCTGTATTTGTTTTGTAATCTCTTTGCGATACTGAGGGTCAAAATCATTTAACGCTTTTAACGCCTCTTTAATACCGTCAATTTGCGGGATAGCCGAGCGCGACGCCATTACCTACCGCCACGCTGCTTATTAAGTATTTCTATGGTGGCGTTCATATCGTCTAACTCGAATGATATCTCACTAGGCCAAAACCCTGTTGCTACTAAAATCTCGGCCAGCGCTCTACGCACCGTGCCGTTTAGGCTTTTGGGTCTGCCTGCTCTACTACCTCAATAGACGCCAACGATGTAATAAACGCGTCAAGTGTTCCCGGTACTGTGATGCCTGAGAAACGCGTAGCCTCATAACACAAATAGGCTAAATCCTCAATGCCAATACCTTGCGCCATCTCTGACGCTTTGCGCTTAAATTTGCGTTCCCAACTAACAATCGTCATTAAGTTAGTGGTTACTTCATTTACGGTGCCATCGTTAAACGTGGCTTTTAGGTGTAGTTGCATTACTCGCCTTTTCGTGTCGGGCCGTTGCCGGCTTTAATTTATACTTCTACTACTGAGTACACACCGCCGGTGAACGTCACCGACATTGTGCCAAGGGCACCCATGGCCATTGTGTATGGCAGCGCCTCTAGGTATGCCCCGGTTAGCGTCATCGTTGGATTAGTTGCAGTACCCGGGCTGGTTGCTGACGGTGACCATGAAACAGTTACTTGCGTGCCTACCAAACTCTTTAGCGTTGCGTATGTTTCCGATGTTGCAAACGACGCGTAAAGGTCAAGCTGCAGGGTGGAATTCTCGAGGCCCGCTACGTAGGACCTGCTATTAGTTCCAAACGCGGTGCTTTCTAGGGCTTCGATAGTCCGGGTAAAAACTAAACCTTGGCATTGGTCCTGCAAGGAAACCGCGCCCACGGTTACGTTTGGGTTACTGAGGTAAGTTGAGGTTGGCATAGTTGGTTATTCCTTTGCTGAGTTCTTGCTATTAGTTTTAGCAGGTTTTGCGGTTTCGTTTGTGGATTGTTCTATAAACCCGCCCTCGAGTAGCGCGGCAATGTTAATGCCGTTGGCCTCTGCAGCCTCGGCGTCAAATTCATCGCCGGGGGTACCAACGCGGGGGCTAATAATTTTGTATGCCATGGGGTTTAGTCCTAACTGGTTTGGGCTTGCATCTCTATTGTTAAATCATACGCTGGCATTTCGGCGCCGCCGATGATCGCAATAGTTGGGCGCCCGCTGGTTACTGCCACGTTTTTGCCTAGCACCAAACTGGCTAGGTGCATTAGGTTGCGTTGCGCGTCAAGGTTGCCCGGGCCAAGGGTAATAATGCGTACCGTGTAGGTCATTTGCACGATGTTGCCACCGCCGCCATAAACGCTAAACGTAGGGGCATCTATGAACGCACAAGGGGGCACAAGGTTTCTAGGGTCTGTTACTACCTGCAGGCCCGTAATGCTCGTCAGCGAGGCTGCTAGATCGTCTAGCGCCTCGTTAAATAGGTCGGTGTAGGCAACGGGCATTAGGCCACCGCTGGTTTAGGTATGCCCAAAAGCATTTTAATTGCAGGGCTTAAACCAACTGACGCCCCGGCAGACATACCATCAAACGTGGCAAAATCTGTAACGGCGCCGCGCTGGCGGTAAAAAAAACCGCCAAGGGAAATGGTGCCAAGGGTTACCTGCCCGTTAGGTGACGTGCTGAGGCTGTCAATGTAACCGGCCTCTTGGCGTCGAGTAAATGCAAGGCTGTTAGCAGCTAACGCGCATTGAGTTAAAAACGCGGTATCAAGCGCCGACGCTGTACCGATACCTAGCCAGTCCTCAATTTGTGTAGCAGTAATCCATGTGCAAGTTTGCGTAAATGTAATGCTGCCTGTTGAGGCTGTGCGCTGTACGTCGGTGCCGGTGCATTTGTATAGCACCTGATTAGGTACGGGTATTTCGTAGTTAAAGAGTAAATCGCCCTCATCGTCTAACCCGATAAACAAATACTCGGGTAGATCGTAAACCGTGAACGTGCCATTAAACGGTACTGCAACGGAACCAACCGTAAAGGTTCCGCCTACAACTAAATCATTAGGTGTAAGGGTTTGCAGTACCGCGTAATTGCTAAGTAACTGTTTATGTGTGACCGTGTAAGCGGCCATAACTGGCCTCTTTTCCGATTATCAGACGAACTTAACAAACTTGGTAGCGTCAGCCATAAACGCTGCAGCGTAACCGCGGTAAGCGATTGTGCGGCCTAGCGTGCTTGGCACGTCTACCGAGATTGCACCCTTTTGCTGTTCGTAAAACTCGAACCCTGCAGCAGGGCCAGCGGCGTGACCCATGAATGAACCCGGCGCGTTTTTGTCTACTACCAAAACCAAACCGAGTGGGTTTCCGTTCCATGATGCAGCTGACAATTCGCCCGGTGCGTTCATTGCGCCGATCTGTGGAAATACTGGTCGGCCTGTGCTGTCTACAAGCGAGCCAAGTGCTGCCCATGTTGTTGGTGTAACCACCATGTGGGTTGGCAAGTAGTTGCTGCTTGCGCTGATCTGACGTGCACCCTCGTAAATTGCTGCAATCCAATCCTCAGGGTCTGAGGTGTCTGCAACTGCTGAGGTTTGCACAATTGCAGCGTGGCAAGTGTCTACGGCGTAATTGTCTGTTGCTTGGCCGTAAGCAATTGCCAACTGGTTAAGAACAATGTTAATGCTTGCTGGGTCAGTCCAATCAAGATCCTGTTCAGACATCGTGACATAAGTTCCAAAAGTCAATTTAGAAATGTCATTATTTGCAACTGTAACCGTGCTTGGGTCAAGCGGGTTGAGTTGGCCCGTTGGCTGTTGCGTAACTGTTGGGCGAACTGTGATCTTTGGGCGGCGAAATGTTGCGCCGCTTTGTGGCATTGCACGTGTACCGATTGCGGTAACAAATGGGCGGATTGGGTTAAGCCCATCGTAAACGCTGCCGGTAATAATTTCAGGCAAAATGCCCGGGGTGTCACCGGTTGTAATATCCGGTGCAGCTGCGCGAATACGTGCCGACATTTCGGCAAGTACGCTGCCGCCTTGGATTGTTGCAGCGATAAATTCGCCGGCTGATGGCAACCTAAATGAGCGTGCCTGCGCGTACAATGGTTGCGCCATTGGTGCCGCTTCGATAACTGCTGGGGCTTCTACTGGCTGTGACATTTCGTTAATCTCCTCTACGGGTTCCTGTTCACTATTTAACACTACTTCAGTTTCCTCATGGTGGATACTGGCCGATACGCGATCTACCGAGGCGCCCGGGAACGCGCCGTAGGGCACTAGCGATAATTCCTGCCACGATGCCTCAGAAATAACCATCGTGCCGTTTTCGTCGTAACTAAATTTGGTTGGGTTTACGCCTACGGATACAGCGTCTAAAACGCCATCTGCGGCCAATACCAGCGCCTCGTTACCTAGGGTGGTTTCGCTAATGCGGGCCTCATAAAGCATGCCGCCCTCACTATCCACCATGGCCGTAACTAAGCCCACGGCCTGACTGCTGTCATGCCCCAAATAAAGTTTAGGCATCTTGCCACCGGCGTTAAGGCTGCCCGGCATAAACATAACTTTGGTGCCATCGCTTACCGTGGCTTCCACGTTGTAAGGCAACGCCAACCCGGCAAGGGTGCGGCGTGGCATACCGTCGGGGCCTGCTGCGTCGAGTGTTAATTCTTGTTGGGTTAATTTAAGCATTTGGCATTACTCCCGTTTCTGCGGTGTCGTAACTTTCGTTTTCTTTTTCCATTAGATAGTTTTCGCTTAGGTAATCGTCAATATCAAACTTCACGTATGTACCACGTGGTAGCACGTTGTCAGCGCTAAGCGTTTCAGCGATACAGTCCATAAACAATTTGGCGCCAAACATGTAAAGGTCTTGGCGTGCTTGCGTGCTGTTTTGGTAACTGTATGAGCCAGTAGCGACGCCGAGTAAATAAGGTGGGCAATTTGCAAGCCTTGCAATTTCGAGCGCTTGGTATTCCGATGCCTCTACAAGCATTTGTTTGCTCGGGTCTGTAGTGGTTTCTGTGTAAGTAACAAATTCATTAAGCGCCGCTACGGTGTTTGTCATACGCGCTGCCTCAAAACTTTGCGACAAATTCTGCAACTCCTCAGCGCTTAAAGGCTCGCCACCCACCTGCCGCAAAACGCCGTTTGGCAAGGAATTGCTCGCTGACCTGAGCCTTGCGCTTTCCATCTTGAGCGCGGTTAAAACTGCGTTAGGACTTGTGTATAACAAACCTTGTATAGGGCTAATGAACTGCACTACGTCGCGGTGGTCTACTGGCAAACCGCTAAACATAATTTGTTTAGACGGGGCAAAAAATACCGGGCCTGCCTGATCTTGTGTAAGCACCATGGCGCTAGGCATACGCTGAAACGCCATAGGAAACCCGTCAGCCGATCTCTTTGTAACTGCGAGAAACGCCCGCTGGGTAAAAAAAAGATCATCAAATAACCACGCAAATAGTGTGGCGTTTGGTAGCGCTGGGTCGAGACGTCGCAACCAGCTGCGTGGCGCTATTTCTATTTCTTCCATTTCCCGATCTACCGGGTTCCAAATTTCGTTATACATAATTAACGGCGTGCAACTAATAACGCTTGCGAGTAGATCACGGGCGCGGGTAATTGCCGGCACACTCATTGCACGCTGGCGGGTATTGCCCTGCGTAAACGCATAGAAATTGTCTAACTGTGACATGCCAACATTGCTGCCGGCTGCAGCCTTAACTACAGGTTGCGCGGCGTCGGTAGTTGCACGTGTGAAAAGGCCCATAGGTTTAGTTTGCCATATCTGTTAAATGTTTGGTGGCATCGGCTGGGTCTAGATCAGTTCCCGACGAAAAGGCTAGATACTGCCAGCCGACGCCGTATGCAACATTAGCGGTTTGCGCTAACGATTATTGGTTTGCCCATTGCGGCAGGTTTGCCCGCTAACGCAACTGCAAACACCAACGCACGCGCCATACAGATTGGCCCGGGTGACCTTTGCGAACTAATTACTATGTTGCCATTGTGTTTAACCAGTACGGCACGCTCGACGTGTTCGCTGAGTAAATGTTCGCCGTTATGCAATAGGCGGCCCTCGAGAATTATTGAGCGTGCGGCAGCAGTCCAACGGTTTAACTCGCGGTACCCAACGATCACGCTACGCCGGCTTAAATGCGGTGGGCAATGCACCTCTAACGATGGCACTATGGCGAGTTTTATGTTTGGTGATTGCGCTATTTCGGTTTCTACGTGTTGCCACATTTCGGCCATGGTGTCAGCCACAAACGCGGTTACGACGTGGGTTTTAGTTCCCGAGATCACGGCACGCACGCCATAAAATTGTGCGTTATCCTCGCCAACCTCTACAGCCAAAACACCGCCTATGGGCGCGGTTTCGGTAGTGAGGCAGGCAGCGAACTGCCCCGGCTCGAGCCACGATGAGGCTGAAGCAGTCCATGTATTTACCGACGAGCGTAGGAACGCGTTACGGTTTGGCGCTTCGCTTTCGCTTTGTATTACTTCCATTTCCAATGTGTGCCCTAAAGCGGGGTTGGCGTAAGCCCATGCGGCGGGTGTCATTAAATCCATGGTGGCGGGGTTTGGTGACCACTCAGCGAAATACAAACCACCCGGGGTTTTGCTGTCTATTGCGCGTAGGCCCTGTTCTCGCCATCTCAGCATGGCTGTACTGCTCTGATCTCCCGCGGTACTCCACATACTGCATAACGGGTTTTTGCGTGCACGTTGCGTAGGTAAAAGCCCCTGATCTATGGCTTCCTCAGACACCGCCCATGCCTCATCTATTACGAGCAAATCCACGCTGTAGCCGTGACCAGCGCCCGGCGTTGCAGCTCTAACATGCCAAATGCTGCCATCGGGCATAGTGAGTTTTTGCCGGCCATATGACCAACTAACCTCGGCCCCAAATTTTGCCTCGAGTATTGGCGCAAGGTAATTAAACAATGCGGTGGCTAGGTCAAGTTTGTGCGCGACGCTAATAACGGTTTGAGGTTGCCCGCGCTCTTTTCCCTGAGTAGCAAGCCACCAACCAATAAGGCTGGCAATGGCAACCGTTTTACCGTTTTGACGCGCAACAGAAACTAAAGACACTCGAGGCCGGCTGCCATCATCGCCTACGCAAGTTTGCCCGGCTAATGCGCGGTACTGCCAAGGCATCAAATTTACGCCAAGTATGTTGCTGGCAAAAGCCCCAATCTCATTAGCAGCAGATCGGTGCTCACTGTGCGTGGTCGTTTCCAATCGGGGTAGATCGTGGCCAGTTAGCGCCAGTTCGCTAAAACCCTTATGGGATATAGAAAAGGGGGAGACGGGGGCTTCTCTTGTTTCCCCAAAAAAACGCTGTGAGTGTTGAGGCTCTGAATTCCTTACTGGCATTGGGTTTGCGGTTGCTATTCTGCCGGCGTCTCGAGCTGCACGGTATTGGTTGCCACGTGTTGCGTTGCATTTTCTGCATGCGCTAAC